ATCATTAGCTATCCTAACTAATTCATCTTGCTTTGTAGCATGTAAATAAAAGTGTTCAGTAGTTGTCTTACCTGTTTGTCTGTTATATGTCTTAACACTTTTTTTTAGTTTTGTTGGCACTTTTCTTTTCCTTGTTGAATATCTTATCCCAATTATTATCTATTTTCTTTTTATCTTCAGGCCTGCGTTTACTACCTTTGCTCATAAGTTATCTTTTCAAAGTTTACTGATTTATCTATTTTAGATAATAACTGTTTAGCATACATAAAGTCTTTTGGAATACATCTTAGTAATTCTTCTACACTAAATATTGCTATATCATTTTCTTGTTTGTGTATTTTTACTAACAATGGTTTTTCATCATCAGTATCACAAACTAATATGTTTTTATTATCTAATCTAAATAATCTAGCATTTGGTTGTATTTGTGCATAACCACTACTTTCTAATTTTATATTAAGTTGCTGTAATGCTCTATCCATCATCTCTACTCTTGTTATTTTCTTTTGTGTAGATTCAGATCGTAAAGATTCTTTTAGTATCATCTCTGCTCTACAAAACTTAATCTCAAAATCAACACCCACAATTTTAAATATTCTTTTCCTGTTACCCCACTTAGCATAAGTTTGTGATTCATAAGTGCGTAATCTCTTTAATTTATCTTTTAGCTCATTATCTAAATATGTATTTGGTTGGTTCATAATACTGTAATCTTAGTTGGTTGGTGGTTGGTTGTATTAGAAATACAAACCAAACCAACCATCTTTCTATTGATTTTGCCAAAAAACCCAACCAAAAACCAACCAAAAACCGACCAAAAACCAACCATATCAAAATACCTCATTATCAAATGATTTAGCCTGATAACCATAACCCTCTTTATAATGCACTAATTCCATGTCTTTTAGATCAGCTAATCTTGATTTTAAGGCACTATCTGATATATCCATCCTTGCTTTGAGTATCGTAAACTTTACCCAAACACTTACTGGATCGTTAGGTTCTTTTTCTTTTTGATAGTTTTCTATTGCCTTTATTGTTTCTTCTCTTGCTTTTGTAAGTCCTAGTTTCTTAGGTGATTCATCAGTTATAGCTAATACACCTGATGTAACACCCTGATAACCATATAGAGTTTGCTCTTTAAATTGAAAGTATAAATCATCTATTGGAGTACCATCTTTAACTAGCGTTTGCTTGACTGTTACTAGCATAGCTTTATCATCGCTATTCTTATCTCTATCAACTCTAAACTCGTAATCTAAGGCTGCTGGTAATACAGAGCTTCCTCTTGCCCTTCCATTACTACCATGTCCTGTATGATGCACTATAACTATTGTTGCATTAAATTCTTCTTTTAATTCATCTACTCTTTGTATAAATTTATTCATATCTTCTGTAGAGTTTTCATTTAGGCCATAGTTTCTAGCTAGAGTATCTATAATAATCATACCAATATTGCCTTGATCTACTTCTATATCCCTACAAACATTCTGCAACATAGAAAATTCTTCATCATCTCCAATTCTTGATCCTCTATTAGAAACTAATAATGGTTTATCACTAATATTTATATTATAAAACTCCTCATACGCCTTAACTCTACGACCTACTCCTATAAAACCCTCACCAGCTAAATACAAAACAGTTGATGGTTTTGTGTTAAAACCATAAAAGTCTTTACCTGAACTTACAGCACAAGCCATAGCTATTGCTATAAAAGACTTACCTGATTTGGGTGAGCCAAAGATAGACATTACTGTTCCTCTTTCACATATCCTATCTACCATCCAGTCAGGTTCAGTTAAGTTGTCCATAATTTGATCTACACTTTGGAAATACAAAGAACCTCTTGGTGGTTTTAATTTGTTTTGTTTTATATAAGTAATTAGATCATCTGATGATTTGAAGTAATTGCTTTCAAAAGCATCATACAAATCATCTTTCTCTTTAAAATGTTTTGGTGGATTTGCAATACTTACTTTGCAGCCATTTTGTTTTAAATGCCTAGCTATCTCATTTGCACACTTCTTACCTGCATCATCGTTATCAGGAAAGATATAAACTTCTCTATTATAAATCTTAGACCAGTCTGCTTTATCCCAAGCATTTACTCCACCATGCCATGTGCAAGAATCATAATCATATATTTGTTGACAACCTAGTAATGCTTTTTCACCCTCATTGATTATTATTGGTTTATCTAAATGTCTTTCTTCTATGTAGATAGGTAAAGTGCCATCAGGTCTTTTCATAGACCAAGAGCCATCTGTATTCAAAGTAAATGGTGCATATTTCTGCTTTATATGATGTCCATCAGGAAATCTCAGAACTAAAAAATTATCTGCATACTTAACCTTGATACTTGCTTGTCTATATAAATCAACCATTTGTTCCCTAGAGAACGACCTAGCACCACTTTTAGGAACAAGGGGGTTAGTTCCATTGGAGTAATTAGGAGGTGGTGCTAGATCATAACCATACTGTTTCAATATTACTGCAACATCTTTATTTAGATGTTTTATAAGATCGACAATACCACCACCAGTATCATTCTCAAAATCATACCAAGTAGCATCTTCAAGATTTAAAACTAAAGAACCCTTAGAACCCCATCTATATTCTTTTGATGTTGTAGTTTTAGGTTCTCCAAGTAATTCTCTAGCTACTTCAGGTGCTATTCTTTGCCAGTCTATATTCTGCATCAAAAAGGTATATCTTCATCTGTTAATAAATCATTACTATCATTGACTTGCTTATTAACCAAATCAGATAAACCAGCATTAGGTGATACAAAGTTATCATCGTTTTCATCTTCATAATACCAACTAGGAATCACAAACTCATTTGATCTAGGTGCAAACTTAGCAAACTCAAAACTTAGCTCACTAGACTGTCCTAAACCAACCTGTAGTTTTTTAGCTCCTGTAAATTTAACAACTGGTAATAAATCACCATTCTTGTCTTTCTCATTCCAAAACAAACCAAGTATTTTATTAAATGCTTGTGTTTCTGCAAATGTCATATTTTGCCATAGTAAAGGTCTTGATAGTCCTTGTGGCAATACCCAAGCTGAAAAAGCTCTTTTATAATCTTCTTCAGGTTTAGTTCCCATAACTCCAAACTGTTGATCCCAAACAAAGTCATAACCTGAAACTTGTTTGTAACAACCCCAACCACTTAAAAATGTAGCTGGATCAAGTTGTAGATATTGAAACTCTATTGGTGCTTCACCATTATAGAAACTCATATCTCCTGTTTTCCATTTCAAATAAGGTGATTCTCCACCACCACTATTCATTCCACCTAATATATCCATATATACTCTCCTTATTAATGTATTGTTTTATCAATACTGGTTAAAAAATCAGCTTCAAGGGTAGAGTAATTTCTTTCCTTAAAACTAACAAAATCTTCATCGTTGATTACTCCAAGAAACTCACAAGCAATGTTAATCCTATCAAATCTTTCTCTGCAATAATTATCAAATTCTTCTTCTAGCATGAAACTATTAACATCCATTAGCTTTCTGTAAGATTTCATGCATGTTCTCGCACAAGTCTGTAAGTGGCAACATCATAGTAATCTTGTTTGACTTTGGCACTTCTGACACCAACCAAGCTGGAACTATACATTGTATTTTTTTTCTATCATATTTCCATATTAAGATAGGTATGTACTTATCACCAGCACTTTCTAGTGTTTGTGTCCACCAATTATTTCTAGGCATACTACTACCTGCTTTATACCTTTTACATTCTATTGCAAAATTATCTAAGTAAATATCTGCTTGTCCTTTTTCTTGATATTGATCCAAGTTTCTTTTTACCCTTTTATCTATATTATTAGATTCAAAGTAAGCATTAATTTTATTAACAATGTATCTTTCAAATGCAGCTCCTTTGTTCCTAGAGTTGACCATAGTCTGTCCTAACAATGCGACCACTCATATAAGCAACTTCTTCATAATGTTCACCAGCACCTTTTTGAAAGTAGATATATTTAATCTGCTTATCTAACTTTTCTTGTGCTAACTCTTTTCTTCTTTTTTCTACAGCTTCTTTATTTTGGCTCATTTTCTTTACCTTTTTCATAACTGCATACTCCAAGTTTCAGTAGTAACTGACTTGCAGATTCTATGCTCATATTATTTTTAGCAGCAAAAACCTTAATCTCTATGTGTAGATCAGTAGGAATCCAAAGTGCTTTTTTGTAATTATCTTCCATTTAAACTCTCCATATAAATATTAATATTAATATGACTTTATTACCATACTAGATTAATACTTTCTTGCATTTCTCTTATAATCAACATAAGGGCAAAAGATAAACTCTCCATAACACCTATATACTCTCATATATCTATTTGCCCTTTTTAATTGTTAGTGTCTTACTTCTAATCTCATAAGCATCTTTAGCAGGTACAACTCTTTCAGGTTGAGCTTTATACTTACGCATCTTCCATTGAACTATCCACTCACCAGTCCTACCTACAGATGCGTTTCCCATTTCATCCATAATTTGTGCTTGTATCTTTTCATTAACTGCTTTTAAACTGACTATCATTTCTTTGGTTTGTTCATGCTGTTTTAATAATTGAGATGTTTCTTCACTCAATATCTTAGTTTCATCTTCTGCATTTGGATATTTGATATAAGCATCAGATGTAACTTGTGGCGTGTAATAATCTTCTTCATCTATTCTTCTATTAAAATCACAAACTCTTTTAATTAACTCTTGCTCAAAAATATAATCTTTAGGTATTACATAGATTCTTAGATCAGTTGACTGGTAAAGTATAATCAAAATACCTGCTCTAGCTTGTGTAGTAGCTATAGCAGCTTTAAGTTGTAAAACACCCAACCAGTCAGGTGGCACATCATCAGGAAAGATGCTAGTGCATTTAACCTCTATTGGCGTTGCACCATCAATAAAAACCTCAGAACTATCTAAGGTAGCAATACCATTTTCTGCATCAGGTTTTATTGTTAGCTCACTAGGATATGCCATACCATCTAATGATCCCTCTAAAGGGATAAGTGGATGCACAACTTTTTCAGTAACCTTGTCATTGTATTTATCTATGCCAAGTCTTTTCATACATTCTTGGATCAAAGGTTTCTCTAAGACATCTCCTGTTCTCTGTCTTAGCGTTTGTGGAGTTCTTATGTTTTCACCATGCCTTGCCCTAATACAGTCATTTAAAACCTCTTGTTTAGTCTTATAATGTCCTACATCAAATATATATGGCACTAAGGAGTGTGTAGGAAAATCATCTCTTGTTATCTTACCTATTGGTTTCATTTAGTTCTCCATATTCTTGCTTTCCATTTTTTGTCATCATTACAAATTGTTCTAGCTGTAATTTTGAAATGATAGCTTAGAAAATTTCTTATTTGATGATAATGTTTTTTATTATTTGTAGTAATAGAATCTCCAACCTGCATTTCTTTTAAATAACCCCATTTACCACACCCATAGTTGTTAGGAAGTGGTATATTTTTTTCGATAATAGGCCTTTTAATTTTTGTTTTTCTTACTTTTGGTAATGGTGAAATAATCATCTAGCTATCCCCAATATGTATTTAATTTCATCTAAGCTATCTCTGACTATATATTCTTCACCTAACACCTCTACAATGACATCGCTAGTGATTTCATCTTTATAAAAACCACTTATAAACCTAGCTGGTATGTTTAGTTCTCCACCACCTGATAAATTAAATGTTACATTCCTACTCATTTTCTAACTCCCACAATTTAGCTTTATGATTATATAAATTATCTCTTTTTTGTTTTACCACTTCTTCAGCTTCTGCTAATTCCTTTTCAGCAATTTCTATTCTTGTATGCTGTTCTAAAATATCACAAGCCTTTTGAAATGGATTAGACATAAGATGTAACTTCTAATTTGATCTCTTGAAAAGTCTTATAAGTCCAACCAAATTTCTTTCTTGATTTTTTAGTATTAGATATTCCAAGCTCTCTAGCTTTATTTATTATGTCTAACTTTTCTTGTTGTTCAGCAACTGTAGATAAACAAGCCTTATCCCATTCACTTCTTTTAATTTTTCTATACCTAGAATATTCAGAAGTTCTGTAATAAACCCATTTGTAACCAATAGATTTAGTTTCTGCTACTCTATAGCCATTAATGTAAACCCACCATTTTTGTTTATTTTGCATTTGTTTTTTCCTTGCTTACTCTATATTTATGACCTTGTTTTTTTACTTTTATAATTTGTCTGCCAAGCTCGATCATGTCTTTGCCTACAAATGCTTTAAACCAAAAGTTATTTTTTGGTAGCCATACTTCTAATGTGTATCTCATGTCAATTACTCCTTTTTCTAAATAACATAGTATTAATATACATAAATATATATATATGTTCAACAATTATTTTAATTTATTTTAAAAGAGGATTTATCTTGGGAACTGAGCTTAGTTCATCTAATGTAGCTCTAAATGTATCAATAGCTAGTGTTGGCGTAATTATTGAGGAATCAAATGAGAAGTAAGTCTGCGAAGAGTTATTTGGTTTGAAGAAGATATGTTTTCCCGTACTATCAAAAAACACAAAAGCGTGTATATCACAATGATAGTGCTTATATACACTAGATAATGATCTCGAAGTTTCAGTTGCAAAAACATATTTACCTTTTTTTGTTTCTCTCCTGCTTTTAACTTGAATAGTATATTTAGCAGAACCTAACTCAACCATTAGGTCTGCTGGATGTTTTTCTTGTGTTCTATAACACCAGTCGCAATGCTCTAAAAGAAATGTTTGGACTAAAGATTCTCCTAATGCACCTAGCCTAGAATTAGCTTGATGATCTTCACTAGTCTTTTTGCCCATCTTTGTTGCATAGAGCTAATTGTCTTGAATTATACAATGCTCTGTTTGGAGTTTGTACTGCATATCTTGATCTAAGCACTTCTTCTGATGCTTCTAACCATTTGCCAAGTTCCATAAGTTTTCTTGTTTCTTTAAACTTCATAAAACCTGTTATGCCCATTTGGAATGTCATATCAATACATACCAGTCTTGCCTTTTCAGGAAAAGTTCTCCATACACCCCAGTTCTTAGTTAGTTCTTCTTGAACTGCATTTATATCACCATGCAATAAATAAAATGCTTCACTTTCAGTAATACCTCTATCTTGTAAGTTTCTGCCTATGCCAATAGTTAATTTGTTAGCTGAACAATGATAAGGGTTTAATCGTAATCCCTCGTGCCTATGTAGCATCTCTACGATCCTATCTAAAAAGACTTGATTTAGACCATCCATTACTTAGTAAGTCCTTGTTTTTTTTCATAGGTTCTTAAACCACCTAGGCCTAACATACCCATCAAAACTGTAAGTAATGATCCCATATCAAATTGTGGTAACTGTATTTGTACGCCATACCAGCTTAAAAAGAATACTAAGACTGGCTCAATAATAAAATGATAAGCTAAAGCAGTTGCACATACCCAACCTGTAAATGGTCGCCATCCAGCTACAAATACTGTTCTATGTTTTGCTTCTTCTTTATTAACTTCAATTTGAGCCATGTTAGCTCTATGAAGTTCTGTTTTGAGTTCGTGTTCTAGTTTTTGTTTTAAATCCTTATCAGCAACAAACTTATCAAGAATATTACTGATAGGATCAATTAGTTTTTCTAGCATATTACATCGCTGTTTTTACGATTAAAGTAATCAAAGAACCAACAATGGTAGTCAAACCACCTATAAGCCAAATTTTTATATGATCAACTGATCCTTGTAAATCATCAGTTTTCTTATAAATTGTTCTCCATCTTTCCTCGCACATTTTTTCATGCACTCGTAAATCTGAATGGACATCATTAGCAGTTTTTCTAGGCATTATTCTTCTTTATCTTCCTCTATGACTTCAGGATTTATGCTTCTTTCAAAAGATTGTATGACTATGTTTTTGTAATCGTTAGTCATTACATAATCATCATGTGCTGCTTGTAGTGTTGCAAGTTTCCTACCAATAACATTTAACCTAGATGCAAGTGCCATTTGATCATCTGTAAGATCAGATTTTCTATACTCAACATCGTTAAAAGTTATTATTACTGGTTCTTGGTTTTCCATATTTTCATTATCACTCATATTTACTCTCCTTATAAGTAGTTAAAAATTAAAGTATATCAGTTATTATCTGAAATATATGCTTTACCTGTACTAATAGCATCTGTGTAAGCTGTTTTATCTTCAGAGCTACCAGCTACATCAGGCGTTTCATCATCTTCATTAGCAGGTGCATATTCTAAAATGATTTCTAAATGATCAACATTTCTTTGTACCATTTCATTTATTTCAGTTTGTGTCATTCCCTCAACATCATAACTACTAGCATTGATACTATTAATTAAATCAACGCTATCATTTGCTGCTTTTAGGACTTCTGTTACTGTTTGTGCCATATTATTCTCCTTTTAAAGTTTTTATTTCATTTTTTAATTCTTCAACTTGTGTAGATAGTTGTTGTACTGCTTTCACCATAATAGGCATTAATGAAGCATCACCAACTCTTTGTCTACCATCTGCTTCATCTTCTGACCACATATCAAATCCTTCTTTCAAATTATGATTATCAATCACTTCTTTAACTTCTTGTGCTATAAAACCATGATTATATTTACCATTCATAGTTCTTTTTTCAGAACCTTCTTTGTAGGCTTTCATATTTGTAGGTATGTCTTTTTCTTTTTTCCAAAGAAAAGTAACTGGTCTTAAATCGTTTATAAAATTTAAGCCTACTTCTTCATCTTGTATATCTTCTTTTAATCTAATATCTGATGGTGCTGTAATTGTTGTTGCACCATTTGCAATATTACTATCAGAAGTACCATCCCCAAAAGTAAAGTTACCATCACCTACGCAAGTTACTCCATTTCCTAATACAAACTGAGAATTAGCACTACCTGATGAAACATCAGACACAAATCCAATTATTATATTACTGCTTCCTGTTGAAATGCTATCTCCTGCTGACCTGCCTATACAAGTATTATTAGCACCTGTAGATATTACATGACCTGCGTTCCAACCTAAAGCTACATTTGATGATGAGGTAGTAACTGAATCCAAAGCACCTTGACCAAAAGCTGTATTAAAATTACCAGTAGTGCAAGAACCTAATGCTTGATAACCAACAGCAGTATTTTCTGTACCAGTAGTGTTTGCATCTAAAGTTTGCGAGCCAACAGCAACATTTAAAGAACCAGTAGTGTTAGCACCTAAAGCATTAAGACCAATAGCTACATTATTTGCGGCTGTAGTATTAGCATCTAGTGCTTGAACACCTAAAGCAACATTATTATCACCTGTAGTATTTGCTGCTAATGCTAAAGCACCAAGAGCAACATTATTTGAAGCAGTTGTGTTTAGTAATAAAGCAACATGACCAAGGGCAGTATTATTAGCACCTGTAGTATTAGTTACCAAAGCAGAAGAACCAATAGCTGTATTGTTAGATGCTGTAGTATTTGCTAATAGTGCTGATTTACCAATAGCTGTATTAGAATTACCTGTTGTGTTTGATTGTAAAGCTAAAGAACCAAGCGATGCGTTATCAAAGCCTGTAGTGTTTGCTCCTGAAGATAAATAGCCAACTGCGGTATTGTTATCGGCGGTAGTATTTTCTTGTAAAGATAAAGCACCAACAGATGTGTTTGTTGCACCTGTTGTATTAGAGGTTAATGATGCATAGCCTATTCCTACATTATTGTTTGCTGTTGTATTAGCATCTAGTGCAAAAGATCCTACTACTGTGTTTTGAGCACCTGTAGTGTTTGCTTTTAAAGCATCATGTCCTAATGCAGAGTTATTAGCACCTGTCGTATTATTAAATAAAGCTCTATCTCCAACAGCAGTATTATCATCTGCTGTACTATTGACTTGTAAAGCTCCATAACC